TAAGCTGATTTCTTTTTTTATCGTCCAGGATAAAATGGCCTGTTTCAACTTTTTTTAACATGATAATTTTCTCTGCGCTTATATTCATCCAGACATTTGTGTTGAATATTTAATATGATATCCTGATAAATTTCAAGACGTTCTAAAGAATCCATGACCTTAGAAATCTCGCGCAATCCGTTACCGATTACGTCTTGTATTTCGTGCAATAAATCTTTTTCCATTTACAAACCCCTTAAAAATTCCCCGGACGAATCCGGGGTAGCTTCAATTTCGAGAAAGGAGGAGAGCTTTGAACTCCTGTGTTCACGCGGGTCGTTAAGCCGCACAAGCCTAAATACGCTTTGCCATTAGGACGGTGTCTACACTTGCACCAGTGAACATGAGGAATATACATAAAGATGGTTGTGGCGTCAAATACTTTTTAATATTTTATATCAAATAAAAGATCATCGTATTTTTGTTTTTTTTCTGAATATAAAGAGCGTTCCTTTGATAACTCGGCTTTGAGTTCACGAATTGCTGTGTCATTTTCTATTTTTTGTTCCGGTTCCAGTTTTTCAAGTTTCGCCCTATCAGATTTATACTGAATATCTCTTTTTAACATATCTATTTTATTTTTATGCTCGGCTATCAATGGCTTTAAATTCTCAAGTTCTATTTTACATTGATTTTTTTTGTCGCGATTCTTAATGAATATCGCTTCATTTTCGGCATCGGCTTCATTGGCTGCAATTATCAAGTCTTTATTTGTTCCAAGCTCAATCAGTAATTCTTCATGTTCTTTATCAAATTTTTTTCGATTCATAAAATACAAATCATGCTTTTTTATTATTTTATAATATAGGCGTCTAAACTGGACTTCATATTCTGGTCGGCGATACCTGGAATTTTCAAGATCATACCATTTTTTAACTAGTTCAATCGGAGCATGTTTTTGCATACCCGAGATAATTTTCTCAATTCTCGCCCATGTCTCAATAATTAACCTCTCTCTTTTTTCTCTAATCTCCACATAATTTTTAATTTTCATTTGTTTTCTCCTCGAACTTTATTCACTCGAAAATACAAAAAAACATAGACCCGAATTCCGAGTAGCTAAAAATCAAGTGCATATAAGGAAGAAACACGTATAAATTTTAATTATAGCACTCAACAACCAAACTCGAAGAATTTTTTTACATTTCTCTGTATTGTCACATTTTAATATGTTAGCTTATACTGTAAAGCTTATTTTATAAAATTTACGCTGTACGGTTGCATGTGCTATTTTTACCATTTATAAGATTTAGAGAGTAAATTCCCGAGTTCGAGTAAATTTCCGAGTAAATATAAATATTTACTTATTTTAGATAAAAAATGTTATGTTTCTTCCTTTATAATCTTTTCTTAGTTGTAAAAAAATAATCAAGGAAAATCTCTCAGAAAAATACTCGGGAATCTACTCGAAGATTTTTACTCTAATTTTTTTAATAAATTTTCGAGTTGGTGAAAATAGCCGGGGTCTGGGCTGAATCGAGGTTAGAAAAGACTTGACAATTTAAAATAACTTGAAATATTTTGTCTATGTCCGGTAAAAAAAATCAAGGCATTTCCGCCTGCATGAAAAAACTATACAAGGCTGACGCTGGCAAATCACAAGAACAACGCGCGGCAATCTGCTACTCCAAGGAACGTAAAAGAAATTCGTTTTATGATAAGATTAATTATTGTAAGAGTAAGTTGGGGATGAAGTGATGTATGTCCGATCTAAATCCTAAACATGAATTATTTATAAACGAATACCTCCAAACATTTAACGCGACTCGATCATATCTGAAAATATATCCTGATTCAAGCGAGGAAGCGGCAAGGGCAAACGCAGCCAGGTTGATAACAAATGATAACATCAAAGCAGAGATAGAAAAGAGAATTGATCTTTTAAAGGAACGAGTCCCATCTGACATAATACAGCACTTAAAAAATCTAATCTTCTTTAACCCCGCTGATTTGCTTGACGATAATGGTGACATTAGTCCATTAAAATTAAAAGAAAATAAAATACCTGGAATTATATCAAGCATTACAGTTGACGAAAAATATGGTGAAAAGGGTAGCTCTCGACGCGTATCGTTTAAGCTAACCGATCAAAATAAGGCGATAGAATTGATGTCAAAGATACTAAAGCTTTATGAAGATAAGACAGAGTTAAATGTAAACAAACCAATAACAGTAATAATTAACCGTGTCAAACCAGAATGAAGAACAACAAATAATATTCGACATCCCGTATAAAGCCGGGACAATTTTCGACACAAACAAGCGTTATATTATTTTTTACGGTGGCCGTGGATCCGCTAAATCATGGAGCGTGGCAGCGTTTTTAATACTCAAAGCAGTCAGCGGGAAATTCAGAATACTTTGTGTTCGAGAGGTTCAAAACTCAATAAAGGATTCCGTTCATAAACTTTTGTGTGATACAATAGAACGACTTGGCTTTGAACATTTATTCGTTATTCAAAAAGATTCAATCAAAAGCAATACAGGATCGGAAATCATATTCAAAGGTCTTTGGAATAATGAAAAAGATATAAAGTCAACAGAGGGTATTGATTATTGCTGGGGTGAAGAATCAGAGGCATTAAGTAAAAAAAGCTTAATTACCCTTGTCCCAACTATCAGAAAAAAAGGTTCAAAAATAATATTCTCATACAACCCGACCGATGAAAACGATGCTGTCCATGTTGATTATACAGTTGCTACTCAAAAAGGTTTGAGAGACGACTGCGAACTTATTGAAATGAATTTCGAGGACAATCCGTATTTTACGGAGGAACTTCGAGCAGAAATGGAATATGACAAACGTGTTGACTATGATAAATATTTGCACGTTTGGCGAGGTCAAACAGTTGCACACAGCGAGGCTCAAATATTTCATGGTAAATGGGAAATCAAAGACTTTGAAACACCCGAAGGTGTTGAGCTTCTATATGGCGGTGACTGGGGCGGCGGCCCTGATCCGATGGCGGTTGTCAGATGCTTTGTAAAAGATTCGTGCCTGTACATAGATCAAGAGGTTTATGGATGCGGCGTTAATATTGATGACTATGTTTCATTTTATGACAGGATGCCAGGAGTCCGAAAACATAAGATTACTGCTGATAAATCAAGACCAGAATCTATACGACATTTAAGCGACAAAGGCTTTTTTATCGTACCGGCAAAACAAGAAAAAGGCAGTGTTGACGATGGTATTGCCAGATTAAGGAGGTTTGAAAAAATCTATGTTCATTCACGATGTAAAAACACGGCCTATGAATTCAGGTATTATTGCTGGAAGGTTGATAAAAGGACTGGCGTTATTTCAAATATCCCGAATGATAAACACAATCATATTATTGATTCAATCAGGTATGCGACTGAGGATTACGATATTACCGACACCCTCGCTGACTTCGCCGAGGCCTTCGCACATTATTAAGCTTGACGATTGCAGGCCAGTTTAGTAAATTGAGATATCCGATATGATAAAAAAACACATACAAGAAATGCACGGCGTGAAGATGATCCGTGAACATGACGCGATATTCCAAGACGCGGAACACACCGGGGGAGTATTCGAGCCTGTTTCGGTTGATTTCTGGTTGAAACATTGTAAGCCAGGACAGACCGCGCTCGATGTCGGAGCCTATACCGGACTTTTCACATTTCTGGCTGCAAAGGCCGGTTGCCATTCATACGGATTCGAACCAAACATGGCTGTCCGAGAACGCGCTCTCGAAAACCTTGCCCTGAATAATCTTGACGCACAAATCATGCAGATTGCAATTTCAGACAAAAAAGGCGCACAAAACTTTTATTATTCTGTCCACGGGCTTTCCAGCGTTGGCAGTTTTACGCCGCATAATGACGCAAATTACTTTGTTTATGAAGTCGAGACAATGAGTCTGGATTATCACTTCATGCTTGATATGCCGATTTGTGCAATTAAAATGGATACAGAAGGATACGAAAAAGAAGTACTGATCGGAGCTGTAAACATTCTCAAAAAATGGAAACCGGCTTTGATCATTGAATTGAACACGATGGAAGAAATTAAAGAACACAGCGATTTTCTCAGGCCATTCGGATATACTTATTTCGAGAGGGTTGACAATAGAAATCTGGTATGCGAATAATCTATAAAAATACATGGGATATGTCGGAAGACAAAAGTAATAATGTGGTCACAGACATTAATGTATTGCCAACGATAAAATACTTGAAATTCGGTTCAGAGAAGAACTTGATAAAATGCCTGGGTTTTTCTTGGTTTGTATTTAATTTAAATTTTTATTGGTAAATATTGAATGAGTTTATTCAAACGTAAATCAAACGCAATCACTGTACAGCCAGCAATGTCGGAAGTTGACAAAGCAATTCAAACCATCCATAAAATAAACGGTATGTATTCTGCTGCAATGGGCATCGGGGATTTCCAGTCTGATCCTATCGAGAACATGACAGTTGTCGAGACTCCCGTTTTTGGGACTCAATCCCGTCAATTAAATCGTAACCTTGACCTTATGCAGCGCATAATCGAGAGCCCGATTAATGATGCGCTTAAAAATGGTTATACATTATCAACAAACGTAGACCATATTTTTGATTTACCAGGCTTGTTGACAAAGCGAAGTGATGAACTTGGGTTTGATGATGCGCTTCGTCAATTCGGGATACACTCAAGACTCTATTCGAAAGGCGGCCTGATTTACCCGGTTGTCCGGGAATTTGACGAGTCAAGCCCTGCGGATCCATTATCATGGTATAATCTTGATAAAATAAAAGCCCTGAATGTCGTCTATGAAGAACACATGACTTATATCTGTCAGGTGACAAACCCCCTCGCCGCCGATTATGGTAATATTAAACAGGCGTGGCTCATGGGTTCGCCAGTACATCCTACCCGTTATTTTATATATGTCCTTTCACTCGATCCATTTTTACAGCGCGGTATTTCGGTACTTGACAGGGTAAAACGCGCTGTTTTTGGAATAAATATTGCGAACTGGACTGTCACGGAATTACTCAGAAGATATCGGGTTTTGTTGGTTACGATGGATCCGAAAAATCTTATGATCCAAACCGGGGAGCAAAAAGCAAATCAAAAATCAGTACTTGAGATGATTGCCAGATGGGCAACTTCAAAGAGCGTTGTACCTATTCCAGCGGGACAAACTTTTCAGTACCTCCAAAGTCAATTAACTGATATTGACAAAGCAATCGGAACACTAAAGGACTTTCTTTCTGGAGTCTCAGAGACTCCACAACGCCGCCTTTTTGGGTCGGCTCAGGGTGAACTTGCCTCGGCAGATGCCGATGAAAGACAATACCATGAAATGCTTGAGTCAAAAGCTCATAAAATGATGTTTAAACCGGTTATGCAATTTACGTATAAATTCATGTTGAATGAACGATCTGGAATAATATTCAAAAAACTATTTCAAAACAATATTGATCCTGAAGAGGTTACGATCAACATCAAATTTAATCCAATTGCCTCAGTAAATCCGCTAACCGAAGCGCAAATCAATATGACGAATGCCACGGCTGATGCAACGGATATACAGTCGGGTGTCATAAATGCGGAGATAGCTCGCAAGCTTCGCGCACGTTACGCAGGGTACGAGGATGAAGTAATTCCGGAGCCTGATTTTGATAGTGAGGATAGTGATTTTACTCAAAATCCAGCAGGCGATAAAATAAAGCGGTTGAGAGAAATGATGGGGTTGAATTAATCTTGTGCCATTTCAAAACCATAAACACGCCTTTTCCGACCTCGAATCACAATACACAAAGCAAATAGAACTACTCATCGACCGCATAAACAAGGGTTTTCTTTCACTTTTGAAAGAAACTATGCGAGACGAAGGCGTTGATGAAGCCATTGTCAGGCAGATAAAAATCAACGGTTTCAAAGAGCTTTTCGAGCGTTTCAAGAAATTAAGCGATAAATTCAGAAATCCGAAATACCAGGAATTAACGTTTTCGAAAATGCGTGTGCTTTTTGAGAATGCAGACAAGCGCATTGAGAAGGTAATCGACAAGGCATTCAAAGACGCTAAACGCAAAACGCCTGTATTGAAGTTAAAAGAGCCAAGCCTAGCATTGAAGGTTCATATTTCTGAAAATGTAAAACTTATATCCGGCATTGTCGAGGCTCAGGTTGATTTATTGCAAAGTGCTGTCATTAAATCCATGCGGCGCGGATTTGACCGGGAAGTAATCGAGAAAGAAGTAATCAAGCAATTTGACAAGGGCAAATCATACGCACGTTTTGTGTCTCAAGATCAGCTTGCCAAGGCGCATGCAGCTATCAATGAAGAGCGTCAGCGTGCCTGTGGTATTCCCGGATATATTGGCGTTGTGTTTAAGGACTCAAAGACACGAAAATCTCATATCGAAGCGTATGACGGGAAATACATTCCGTGGGATAAGCCGCCAGTACTGAACTTTAAGCTTGACGATCCAAAGACGAAAAGGCCGAATGAGGCAATGCATACGGGACACGATTACGGGTGTAGGTGTGGAGCGCGTCCTGCGTTTGGGCCGGAGTGATTAAAAATTACTTACATATATTTTAATACCAACAATTTTTTCAAGCCATCTTTTTTTATCGGTATAAATAATTAATTGTGGTTTATATTGTTCCAATAAAGCTTCATAATATTGTTTACTAACATAAATAAGTGAAGGGGATAAATTGGAATATTTTTCCGTCTTACTTTTTAAGCGGTTTAAGTCTCGCAATAATATTGAATTCATTTATTTCCACTCGGCTCAACGCCCCATTTTTTAACGAAATCTTTTCTCATCCGATTAAGTTTGCGTTTCAAAAATATATTTTCAAAACATAAAAAGATATTTCCGATTGAAATAAATAGACTTTCGGGAATGGTGATCGTGGATCGTATTAAAGTAATCATTTTTTTAACCTCTCCCATGCTTGGTCAATAAGCATTCTGACCAATGCCGAAAATCCTATTTGATAATGTTTCATTAACTCGGAAGACCTTTCAATTGATCTTTTATACAAATGTACTGTCGTTGTCTTACTCATTATGTCAAAGTTATTGCATTATTATTGCATTGTCAACACTTTTCCACCTAAAAACAAATTTCTACTTGTTATTGTATTACGAGAGTTAAAGCCAAGTCCTACGTGTCTCAAAAGATAAATTCAAATATACAGCTCAAAGAATGGACAAAAACTCCTGAAGGATTTTTGAAGATTCCGGTTGTAGTAATTTCTGAGGAAGTTTTGGATTACCCTGAATTTGGGACACAGGAATATGTTGGCCCCGATATTTATTCAGATAAATTTTTGAAGCAAATCGAGGGATATCCTTTCGTTTTGGAGCATCCAACAGAAAACGGCCAGCCAGTGGATGTTACATCCGAAAATTATAAACGTTATATTAAGGGCGCATTATTTAATCCAGAAGCCCAGAAAGATAAAAAACGGACTGCGGCTGAATTGATCGTTTATGACAAAGATACCGTCGAGGCGATTGAATCAGGCGACATCAAAGAACTCTCGGCGAAATATGCGAGTGATGATGTCAAAGAGAATGGGACATTCGAGGGTAAAGCCTACAACGTAAAACAGACTAATATGGTATTGAATCACCTTGCCTTAACTGAGGCGGGACGCGCCGGGGATAAGGTGAAGGTATTGATTAGCAAACAAAATTCTATAAGGAGAAATAATATGGCAGACGAAAAAGATGAGTTTGACGAAAACGGTAAAAAAATTCCGAAAGCGAATGAAGACTTGTTGCCGCCAGAAAGCGAGGAACATGAGGCCGAAGAAAAAGAAACTATTCAGAGTTTGAGTAAAAGAGTTGATGAACTTGTTGAGATGATAACCGCTATTGTTGATAAAATGGGCGGATCAGACAAGCAGAATGAGGATACTGCAGGCGGCACTCAGGATAAGGACGAGCTGAAAAAGCCGATGGAGAGTAAACAAAATTCTCAACTGTCCTATGCTGATGTCCAGGGCATAATCGCAGAAACAAATGAAATTATGCAAATAGGTAAACAGGCGATCGGAAACGACATTTACTTGGTATCTCAAAAGTATAACTCGAATAATGACGCAATTATGCGGCATGTTCTTGTTAAGCTTGGCGAGTACGACGTGAATTCAGTTAAAAAACTGAATTCGATTCAACTCCGTTCGGAATTCAGATCGGCGTCGAAATACGCGCAAAAAATGAATTCTATGAAGGGAAGTAATATTCCGGATTATCAAGTTGAATCATCTTCAAGTTTTATGGAAGATGCCGTAAATTTTAAAAGGTAGGTCATTAATATGCCAGGCGAAGAAAATATAAATCCGCAAACGCTATCTATCTTCCAAACATCAGATTTAAATTCTGGTCGTTTTGGATCATACGATGCAGGGGCTCAAACGGAAAGACATCCAACTGCTCAAGACATCCCTTGGGGTACTTTTGCAGAATTAACATCGTTGGGGATGGCCGCACCATCTTATGTAACAACAGAATTAATCGGCGTTGAAGTTGAAGCATTTACCGGGGATCCGGTCAAAATAGCATCTCAAATCCAAAGTGCTGGGTCGATTGGGGCTGTCGCAAAACGTGGTAAGGTTATCTGTCGAATTGACATAGACAATAAACCTGTTGTAAATCATGCTGTTTCAGTGAACTTAAATGCAGGGAAAATCGGTTATGTGACAAGCTTATTGACAGGTGGTGTCTTGACAGTAGATAAACGAGCGGCAAGAGTTTCAGCGGTTTACGATACACATTGCGAGGTTGAACTTGCAGGGGATGCTGTGATTGTCGCGACATATCACGCATAAGGAGAATAAAATAAGATGATAGAAATAGAATACAATAGTCAGAAAGACAAAGTCTTCTTTGATCTTACATTTAGTTTAGGTCACAAAATAAACTCTGTTATAAGGGAAAAGCATCTTGGAGCAATACCGGGTAAGGTATTTGATTTCATGAAGCTAACACCTGGATACAGAGAGGTTGTTGATAAAAGAAATGGTTCGGTTAAGCGAGTGAAATACAACTCAATAATTCCGAACACAGAACTTTTTAGTCTTGCTCAAGACTTGGTACAACCTGCGATTGAAGAATTCGAGGCATCAAATATTTTCGTATCAGACAGCGGATATTCTCCGGGAGCTGAAACTGTCGGCGCCGACATTATTTCAAGAACAGGTAAAGCCCGACTTGCTGTAAGGGGTGTTGAGAAAGGCGATATTCCTAGGGCTGATATGAGTATCGGACGTCATACGCAGGTCATTGGTAAACTCGATGACTATATCCGCGTAACACTTGATGAGATACAACGTGTTGCCGCTAGAAATCAGGCCGGACTTGCTCCGATGGTTGATTTAATGTCAGAAAAATTAAACGCGGCAAGATGGTTAATCGGACGAGATCGTGAAATGTTAATTTGGCGCGGTGGATTTGTTGAAGATATCTCAATCGGGATAACTTCGATATTCTCATATTTTACCACTACAGAATCTGGTGTAAATGGCTGGGCGTCAGCTACTCCAAAATTTGGTAAACAATCAATTGTTGCAACAGAAGAAACAGTTGTAACATGGGATGCTAAACTCGGTCTTCCGTCAGGTAAAGGCCCGATGTATATTCAACAGGACTTATCAGAAGCACTTGCTTATGTCCAAAGGCTTGGGACATATAAAGTGACACATTTTGTTTTGCCGCGTAGATGGTTAAACAAATTGAGCACTATGCCGTACTCAGCTCTAAACCCGACACCGATTTTGAATGTTTTAAAACAAGCGTTCCCTGGAATTGAATTTGTTGGCACAACTGCGCTTGATTATAAATACAACACCGATTTGACGGCGTTGAAATCAGGTTTTCTTGCGATTGATGCAAGAAAACAAAACTGGGTAATTGCTGACCCAGAACCAATAAACTTTTTAAACGCAGTTGTGGATAAAGAGGGAGCGGTTGAACAAGTAGCACGTGCACAATGTGCTGGAATTTTGTCAAAGCATCCAAGTTCTGCAGCATTTTTTACAGGAATAGACGCTTAAAATTTATGGCGGCAGTTGATATTTTGAACACGATTTGTCCGGTTTCACTCGATACCGGGCTTGCGAGTTTGATGATTTCAAACGCCGCCATTTATGTCTCGCTTTACGATACGATACCTGCGGCAAGGCTTGATCTTGCGACTGCACTGTATGCCTGTCATTTACTTTCACAGGCCGGGTATATTCAGCCTGTAGTTTCAGAGTCAACGGAAGGCGGTGTATTGGTATCATTTCAACAGTATAACCTTGGCGATAAAGACGGCGTTTCGACATGGTTACAGGAATTCACTAAACTTGTCCCTGACTTTTTTTCGCCACAGGTAATTTTATGACAGTAACATTTATCACCGTTTTAAAATCAAAAGAACATCTTGATAACTTTAACTCAGGGTATGCGATCTATTTACCTGAACACGTTTACGCACTTCAAAAACAAATCGAAAAGTTTTATCCACGTCCTCATAAATTTATATGTTTTACCGATTTCGAAAACATGAAATGTGAAACAATCAAGCTCAAGCATAATCTGCCAGGCTGGTGGTCAAAGATGGAAATGTACCAGCTCAAAGGCAATCCTGATGATGTATTTTTTTATATGGATCTTGATACCGTTCTTGTTGGTGACATCACGCCGTATATTGACGCGCCCTATGATATCGCGGCACTCGGAGAAGTCCAGGCTACCGGGCTTGTTGCCGGTCGGTTCGGTTCAGGGATTGTCGCGTGGCGAGGCGATAAAAGCAATCTCTATACTAAATTTATAGAAAACATTCCAGGCAATATGGAAAAATATTTTGTTGGCGGAGATCAACATTTCTGCCATGATATGCACCCCAACTTTTCAAAAATTCAGGATATGGCTCCTGGTTGTATAAACTATAAGCACAATCTTCCAACGAGCAAGGTTATTCCTGACGATGCAAAGATCATTTATTTTCATGGGTTGCCCAAACCCTGGCAGGTTAAACAAGAAGACCACCCTTGGCTGGACTTGAATTTATACAAATGAAAGTAACGGATAAAGGTTTTAAAAAATTCACATCCGATTTAAAAAAAATCGGTAAAATGAAGCTTGTACTTGGTGCGGTTGGGGATCATGGAAACGGTATTACCAATGCAGAGTTATTACGAGATCATGAATTTATTGCGGTGAGCAGAACGGAAGGCCGTGGCAAAAACAAAACAAGACGTTTTGAACCTGCTCGCGCCCCTATCCGTGAAACTATTCGTTCTGAAAAATTCGTATCTGGAATGAAAAATATTTTCATCGGGCTTACGAAATCGAACTTCAATGGGAAAGAAATTAATATTAAAAATGTTGGTGAAGGAATGGCATCATTTCTGGAGAATTCTGTGAAAGAAACCATCATGAATAAAGTCACTCCGGACATACTCGAATCAACGAAGAAATCAAAAGCACGAAAAAAATCAATGTCTTCGGATACACCGTTGGTTGATGAAGGCCGGATGCTCAGGTCAATTCGTGCGGAGGCAAGATGAACGCCTCACAAAGCATGATTCAACGTTTTAAACGGTACAAACGGCAACCTGTGACGATTATTAAAAACTCTCGTGCCTTGTCGGATATCGGTGAAATAATGGATAATCAGGTATCATTAATCCCAAAAAGCCCTTTGATGGTTGTAGGGGCCCCTCAAGCTTTGATTTTGAGTGAAACCGGTACAGTATCTAGCGATTGGCGGACATTTTATTTTGAAGGCCTTGTTGACATTGATTCTGATGATAAAGTCAATATTGGCGGAGATATTTATCTCGGAGTATTATCAGGCGGAGACAATTTTAAAATCAGAGAATTCCGCTATGTCGAAAAAGGGAATTTTACCCGTATTTATGCATTAATCATTAAGAGGAAGGCAGCGGCTTAAATGGCAAATGAAATCGAATTCCCGCTTGCTCAAATAAACAAACTGATTGCTATTATGACAGGTTTAACAATTTATATCGCAGGGCAAGAAATACCGACTCAAAATTTACCATTTATTTTTTGCGGTTTAATCAGAGAAACAAACTGGGCACAATATCAGTCATTTAAAAAATATGAATATATTGG